ACCCGAACGGACGCAAGGAGCGCTACGATCTCGACGTGGCAGATGGACTCTCCGACCTGCGAACAATAGCAAAACAATATGGAGTCCCAGTGTTGTGCGCGTCGCACCTGAATCGAGCAGCCGATGGCGGAGAGATACGGCTGAGCTCATTCGCAAACTCAGCAGCCATCGAACGTCAGGCTCGAGTCGCCCTGGGACTACAGCGAAAGCCTGGAGCAGATGAGCTCATCGTGACGGTCCTGAAGCAGACGAACGGACCTGCAGGAGCGAAGATTGCCCTCGAATTCGATGGTCCAAGCGCAATGGTGAAATCAACGGGAGGCCGCTTGTTGGAGGATGACGCACAAAAGCAAGGTGAACAGCGGAAGGATCTCAGGTCATGGACCTAAGCGCGGCCCTCGACAGGGCGATTGAACTGGCCAGGACGCTGTTCCGCCCAGACGAGGTAATCGCCAGCCTGCCAGATGGGAGGCAATGCCAGCCGCTTGACCCCAGGGCTGCAGCGCTCAGCTACCTAGCGCTCATGCAGCGAGCCGCACATGAGGCTGGCGACCCGGCGCTCTGCGCCGAGATGTGGCGGAGAATGGACTGGTTGTGCGACGGAGTCTCAATGCAATGGGCGGAGAGGCCTGGTAGGACTCGGGCGGACCTCCAGAGAATGCTGAGCCGGGCCTCCAAAGTGCCCGAGAAGGAACCAGGAGAAGACGGATGACTCTGTATGACGCAGACGAGTCGGTAAGGCGCAGGGCGTATCTAATACTCGCAGAACTCGCCGAGGACTGGGCTCCGATGCCAGGAGTCGTTGACCCGAGAGTGGTAGAGCAGGTGAAGAGGTCGGCCGCAGCCATGCGAGCCGCCGGAGCCATTCCGGTGACAGTCGAAACGGAGACCGAAGATGGCCAACCCGAGTAAGGACCGCCAGCTGGTGCTGGAGATGTCAGCCGAGCGCAAGGCGGCGCAGAAGGCCAGGGAGGCTCGAGGCATGGATCTCTACGCCCAGGGCCTCACCAGGATTCAGATCGCAGAGAGACTCGGGGTCAGCGTGCAAACAGTCAAGGTATGGAGGCGAGCATGGGGTCCAGCTCCGAGGGCGAAGTAGGTCGGAAGAATGTGAGGCGCGACTTCGCCTGGCAGATGTACACCGAGTGGACTCCAGGTCGTTGTGTGATGTGTGACGCGACGATTTATTTCAAACGCAAAGGCGGAAAGCGTCGTGTGTGCTCCGATGACTGCGCCAAGGAGAGGCAGGCAACCTACTGGAGATACTATTACGCCGCCGTGCGCAAGACTGATGCTAGATATAGGGCATGGCTTGCTGAGTATAGGAAGACGAAATGAACCAGCCGATGGAATTTAGTGTGCCCATAGAGACTCCTTCGACGGCCAACTCTCGAGAGCACTGGGCGGCCAAGGCCGGGAGGGTGAAGAACCAGCGTAAGGCGGTTAGCTACCTGATGCCGGCCGAGGCCAGATCCTGGCGACCAGTGCTACTGGTAACGCTGACGCGCGTGGCCCCTAGGTCGCTCGACACTGACAATCTCCAGGGAGCGCTAAAGGCCGTCCGAGATCAAGTGGCCAGTGGCCTGGGCGTGGATGATCGGACGACATTGGTGGAGTGGCGATACAGGCAGGAAAGGGGCGGGCACTGCGTGAGGATCAGGATCGAGGAGATAGGGACTTGACCCGCCTGAGCGAACTGGCCGCCCTAACCGAGAGACTCAGGCTGGCTAAGGCGGGCTATCGCGCTGCGGCTGAGCGCCGCAAGCAACTGCTGCTGCTGATCCGGCAGGCCGAGAAACAGCCCGAGAGGCCGACCTCTATGGCAGAGGACCCTCCTAACCATTTGAATCGACGCACCTCAGGGGAAGAATGAGAACCAAGACTAAGGGCAAGAGGGACGTGACAGTCACCCAGCGGTCGATCTCTAGGACCCTGGAGCTCATGGCTGACGCCCTGGACCCCGTGAAGGCCCCAGGCAAGGTCCGCAGCCTCAGTCCAGACGAGAGGCGGGCATATGAGGCCGAGCTGGGATCGAGGAAGCGATGACCAGGGCCTCGTGGGACCGGTACTTCATGGACATCGCCCGGCAAGTCGCCACTCGAGCTACGTGCGACCGGAAGCACGTGGGCGCGTTGCTGGTGCGGGACCGGACGATTCTCTCCACCGGCTACAACGGCTCTATCCGGGGCCTGCAGCATTGTGACGACGCTGGGCACATGATGGATGCCGGCCACTGCGTCAGGACGGTCCACGCGGAGGCCAATGCGATCATCCAGGCCGCTAAGAACGGGGCTGCCATTGACGGGGCCACCATCTACACCACGGCCAGTCCATGCTGGCCCTGCTTCAAGCTGATCGCGAATGGCGGTTGCGTGCGCATCGTGTTCGGCGAGCTCTACCGAGATGAGCGCATCTTCGACTTCGCCCACAAGTTGGGAATCGAGCTGGTGCTGCGAGACAAGTCCTGCGAATGATCGCGGCGCCTGGCGCAGATTCGGGCTCGGACCTGCCGAGGTTGACTCACAGTCATTGGCGATTGATTATTGCAAAGACATGGAAGACAAGCGCAAGCACGTGAAGACAGGCCGTAAGGCTCCGGGAGGGAGAAGGCCTGGGGCTGGTCGGCCTTTCGGGGCGCTGGACAGGGTCCCTCGGCCGACGCACGGGCAGATCGCCACCATCACGCGGCACATCCCGGCCGACGCGACTCCTGCGGAGAGGCAGGCGGCCATCTACGGTCTCCAGCGGCTGGTCGAACTGGCGAGCGACGACGACAACCCTACCGTTGCGATCAAGGCAGCCATCCGCCTGCGAGACGAGATCTGCGGCGTACTGACCCAGCGCCACGAGGTCACTGGGGCTGGCGGTGGAGCCATCACGGTCGAGGTGGTGCGCCTGGCGGAGCCTGCGACGCTGTCGATTGAGGAGCGGGCCCAGCGGGCCCTGGCGGCGCTGAGTCCTCCGGAGCCAGCGCCGGACGTGGTAGAGGTTGAGGTGGAGGCCGGATGACGGTCGAGTTTCATCGCTACTGTCAGGCAGGATGCGGCGCTGGCGAGAGGAAGATCCTGGGTTTCTGCCCGGCCTGCTGGACGCGCCTGAGTTCGGGCGCCAGGGCCGAGCTCCTCTCGGCCGTGAGGGCCCTGGTCCACGGCTCGACGCATGCCTGGAATCGGGCGCGGTCCCAGGCGTTGGCCGAGCTCCGGTGAAGGTCCGAATTCCCAACGACTTCGTGCCGCGCCCGTACCAGCGCCGTGCGATGGCCTTCTTCGACGGCGGAGGCCGGCGGGCGTTCACGGCCTGGCACCGACGGGCCGGTAAGGACCTGACTGCAGCACACCAGGCGTGCAAGCAGGCGCACCAAGAGATCGGGATGTATTGGCACTTCTTCCCGAGCTTCGAGCAGGCCCGGCGCTCCATCTTCGAGGGCTTCTTGAGGGACGGCAGGCGACTGCTCGAGAACGTGTTCCCCGGTTTCTCTGACCCAAAGAGAGCAGGCTCGATCGTTAAGGCTGTCGACAAACAGCAGATGTTCGTCGAGCTCAAGTGCGGAAGCATCTGGAGGTTAATGGGGTCAGACCGCATCGAGAACGTCGGTGCAGGACCCAAGGGCATCGTGTTCAGCGAGTTCGCCCTGTGTCGGCCCACGACGTGGGACCTGTGCCGGCCGATGCTACGAGAGTCCGGAGGTTGGGCCTGGTTCATCACGACGCCTCGTGGCAGGAATCACGCGCACAGGCTCTACGAGGCAGCGCTGCCGAGCTCCGGCTGGTACCGCGACCTCGCGACCGTCCACGACACAGGCCTGAAGTACGCCAGCAACCGAGCCCCCGGCGTCGAGCTGAGCGCCGAAGAGATGATGGCCGAGGAGCGGGCCGAGGGGATGGAGGAGGCGCTCATCCGCCAGGAGTACCTCTGCGACTGGCAGGCGGCGCTGGTCGGCTCGGTCTGGGGGGATTTGATAGAGCTCCTCTCTGGACGCGGAGGCCTGGAGGCCTTCGACTATGACTCGGACCAGGTGTTCACCTCCTGGGACCTGGGCTTTACCGACTCGACGGCCATCTGGTTTTGGCGCCTGCGCGACTCCGGCGCTGAGTTCATCGATCACTACGAGAACCACTCCAAGCCGTTGTCCCACTACTTCGACGAACTCGACGCCAGGGCGGAGAAGATGGGCTACCGCTACCTCAAGCACTGGCTGCCCCACGACGCCAGGCACCACAGCCTTTCGAGCGGAGTGAGCATCCTCGACCAGTGCAAGGCCAGGCTCGGCAGTGGGTCCGTGGCCATCGGGCCCCAGCTGAGCATCCAGGACGGCATCCAGGCTGGGCGCTGGCTGCTGCAGCAGGACGGCACTCGAATACACCCACGATGCGGCGAGGGGCTCGAGGCCCTGCGCGCGTACCACTACGAGTACGATGAGGACCGGAAGACGTTCGCCAGGAAGCCGGCGCACGACTGGAGCTCTCACTCGGCAGACGGGTTTCGTTACGCTGCCTCGGTAATACGGTATACAGAGGGGCTTATGCGCAGCCGCAAGCCACCGCCAGAGCCCCCGAGAGTCGTCACAGCATCGATGCCGACCCTGGATGAACTCTGGCAGGACCGCGCGGCAACCAGAGGGAGGCGCTGGTGAACGAGGAACAGGACACGGACGCATACGACGACTCGCCAGCCGGGCGGGCACGACGCTGGACGGCCGAGCTCTCGAAGTCCGAGAAGGAGCGGGAGCGGTTCGTCTCGGACGGGGAGAACGTGCTCAAGCGGTACCGTGGCGAGCACGAGAGGCGCGGCATCAACGACACGCGCTGGAACTTGTTCACCGCCGACGTCCAGACCATGCAGGCCATGCTCTACGGCCGAGTACCCAGCGCCACTGTGGCGCGCAAGTTCGCCGACTCGGGCGACGACGTGGCTCGAGTGGCCTCGGAGATGGCCGAGCGCATGTTGAATTGCGACATCGAGCGCGACAGCGACTCCTTCGCAATGGCTGTCCGGTACGCGTGCTCGGACTGGCTGCTGCCTGGCCTGGGCGCAGTCAGGTTGAGGTACGTGGCGAAGATGGGCATGTCCGAGGAA